ACGGCATCCAAAGTTAGATTTTCCATGATTCAAATTGTTTTTTAAGTTCGTTAATTGTTATTATTTCGACCGCGTCGGCTTCTTTAATTTCCAAAGTAGGCTCAGCTGGCTTTAGAAACTCCAAAAGTGATTTGAGTTGATTTTCTAGTTTTTCAAGTGTTTCGTCGGTTGCGTCTGAGGTCTTTACAAACTTCTCAAGTCTGCTAAGGTATTCGAATGCATCCGCTTCACTTTTAAGGTCAATAAATGTGGTCTCAGGGTTAGCGCCAAGGAATTGAACCGCGCTACCTTCGTACATCATTACTTCCTTAATTAGGTTTGCTTTAGCTTCTTGGTCGAACTGTTCTTTAATAGTTCTAAACCCAAACGAATGCTGGTTGATTAGCTCGCTTTCAATCATTTTCTGAAAGTCTTGGCCAGCTGCGTGCGTTCCAATTTTAGCCTCGTAACGCAAGCCTTTATTGTCTTCGTAAAGGTTTGTAATCTTAGCAACAACCTTGTTTTTGTCGTGGTCTAGCAAATACTTGATTAATTGCTTTCCTTGAGGTCCACGCTCCATAATTGTCTTGGTAAACGCTCCTGGTTCGATAATGTCACCATCAAGGTCTTTATTACCGAAAACGGCAAAATAACCACTTACAACACCTTGTTTGGTATCGCTTTCCGTAAAGCCTTGGTTTAATCCTTTTTTTACAAAACCCATATCGCTAGTCTTTTCTAATTCTTTTAATTTGTTTCTGCTCCAAGTTAAAGCAGCCTTTCCGCCCCAAGCGTCATACATAAGTAATCCGCAACCATCCGAATAAGACGTAGACGTTTCCAAGTCAACCTCGTGACGGCTTAAATACGAAAACATCCGCTTTAAAACGTCTAACGAAATCGGATTGCCATTGGCTAAATCGTTGGCTCTTTGCTTCCCTACTGGCGTTCCGCAAGGTCCCCAGCCATTTTCCTTAACATATTTCAAAACTCGCTTGGCGTTGTTTCTAACTGCTTCGGGATAATCTGAATACGTTTCCGCCATTGCTTATTCGTTTACCCAAATATACAAAGAAAAAAAATTAGGAAACAAAAGGCCTAAATTTCAGAATTAAGAATAATCATTGTCTCCTCTTTAAGTATTACAGAAATCCATTCAGTATCATTTTCCAATCTAACTTTATAAGAATTTATTTCAGCTAAAATTTCCTTAACCAATTTGGCGGCTTTATCAAATTCTAGCTTTGATTGCAATGATTCTATTTGCCTTGTCCAAATGTTTACTTGTTCAACTTCAATCATTAATCTGCTATTCTAATAGTTTTAAAATCAACCCCAATTTCATTTAAGTATTCCAAAAAGGTGTCATAAACCTTTGGATGCATTTCTTTTAATCTTTTATTGTCATAAACATAGGCCGCAAAAGTTTCGGCAAAAAACTCTTTTGAGTTAGTCTTTCCGTAATGTGTAGGTGCGTCAAATATTGTTAATTTATTTTTTGTAAATATTCTTTGCCAAATTTCATCGCCTCCTCTTTCTCCAAATTCATTTAAATCTTTAAATGCTTGCATCAAGTGTGCTGATTCGTGAGTAATTGTTGGTGCAATATTTTTATTTGTTGAACTGCTACCTACTGACCATTTAGAAAAATTACCATTTTTATCTTTGTATGCAATAATTTCCCCTTTCTTGTCTAAAACAACCTCAATATCTTTTCTTGTTTTTTGCTTAATTTTTGAATATTTATAACCTTGATTATTTACTAAATCATCAATTTCTTGATTATTAATTAAAGCATTTACTCTTTTGAATTCAACAACTGAATCTTTATTAATTACAATATTCATATATTTTCCATTCATTATAGCATTGCCAGCTTCCCTAGCATCCATAGCTCCGCCAATTCTATAACTTGAAGTTGCTAAAAATTCTCCTTCTCCTAAAGTTCTATTCGCAAAAGCTCTTGCACCTTCAATACTTTTATCTGCCCTAGTCCTAATAGCCAGTAAAGAATTGTTTTTATTCATATTCTCACTTACTCCGTTTGAATATTTCAAAATCGTTTTAATCTTATCGTTAATTGTTTTAGATTGTTCACTTGCAATTAATGAATCTGATAATATTTGATTTTGATTAAACAAATCATTATTAGCTTGTGATTGAATTGTTTGACTTGAAATAACTGGCAAAGTATTATTAAAAGTGTCAGGGAAATTCCTTCTTGCATAAGACTCCGAAATATAGACCACAACACAACTGCAATTAACAGTCTGAGCTGCTCCGCCTTTTATGTCGCCTGGTTTGTCCATAAAAACCTCAACGCCTTTAGTCGTAAAGACAAAAGGTTGGTCGGCTCTTATTGGCTTGTCTTGTGCTAATATGTGCTGAAACCTTGGCTCTTTCGCTCCGCCGTGAATCCAAATTTTCCAAAGGCTTGTGCCAGTCTGTTTGGCCCAGTCGTCAGCGGATTTCTTTTTGCCCTCATTGTAAGCGCGTGTAGATTCCGTTCTAGCGATTGCCCTAGCTCGCGCAACGTTTGGAATTTGTTTTAATAAAAGCCGCTCAAGTTGGAATGGGTTTAAGCCTTGCTCGATTCCATCGGCTAGAATTTCTTGAATTTGTTTTAATGTGGTATCGTTTACTCCGCTTATTAGCGTGCCAAGGTTTTGCAAAACCCAATCTTTAATCCACTCGCGCCAAGTATTTAAAAAGAAATCATCGGGAACGTATGCCTTTTCTTGGTTGTCTTGTCTTATTCGGTCAAATTCCTTTTTGGCGGAATCAACAAAGACCTTTTGGTAAAACTTAATATAAGCCTCTTGCATTGGCAAAGGCGACGGATTAGGCCTAGCTTGTAGCTTTAAAGCCTCTCTAAATACTTTTATTCCAAAGCGCTCGTATTTCTTTAGGTCTTCTTGCGCCGACCGTCTAACCTTGGAATAATTTATTTTTTTCATTCGTTTACGCTTGGAAATCTACAAAGTCAGTAGATGCGTTGCCCAAAGCCTCTTCGCTCGGAATCACGTTGCTAGGTATCCAGTGAACGTCCATTGCTGGGTCTTCGCTTGCGTGCCAGTTAAGCAAACTTCTAACCTCGTTTCCAGTAAAGTAAGGCGATTTTCCGTATGTGTCCAAAATAACTTGGACATCGGGTTGCAACTCGCTAAAGCTGGAAATATCGAAATCAACAACGTAGTCCATTCCATAAGACTTGCCAATAAACTCTGTAAACTTCTCCTCAATCATTTGGAGTTGTGGCATAATTACGTCGGTAACAAGCGATTTTTGCGCGTGTTCCAAGTTCGCGTAAGTAGCGTTTGAGCTAAACAAAACTGGATTGACTCCCCAAAGACCGCAAAGCGTTTGCAAGTCCATATTTTGAGAGTTAATAATATCCATCGCAACAGGCGACAATCCGATTGCATCGTAACGCAAAGGAATAGACGAGGCAACGATTTTGTTAATGTTTTTATTGCCGTTAATTCTTTCGTCAATACGCTCGTCCATCTTAGCGCGTTGGTCGGGTGACGGCCAAAACTCAGGGTTTGTAATATTAGGCGAAATAATGCCTTTAGCGCCTCCGTTTTGGAAAGTCTTTTGCTTTGCCTCGGTTGCTTCGTTGTTCGCTTGTAATGTCTTTAAACCAGCCAAAAGCGGCGGCATTCCGCGAAGTTGTGCGCCGTTCAAATCCCAAGTAAGGTTCGTGTTTTTGATATGCAAAACTTGGTCGGCTGGAATCTCAATGTTTTGGTCGCCAATAATCAATTTATAGCCGCGTACTGGCTCAAATAAGCTGCCAGCTACGATTTCTACATAATTGGACGGCATAACATACATTTCCTTTATTTTGCCCTTGTTTAGTCCGTCAGCTGGGGAAAATCCGTAAACAAATATCTCGCCGCTAGTATTGTACCACGTTAGCATTGAATCTAAAAACTCGCTCCAAGTTTGCATTGGATTAGGGTTTTTGATTAGCTGGTTTACTGGGTCGGAATAGTTAACGTCTTGCAGCTCTTTTTTTCTTAATGCTATGCTTTGCAATCTGTTAAGCT